TAAGCTTTTTGTTCAGCTACTGGGGCAGTATTTTTATGCCCATTACCAAATACTTCAGTAGCTACCTGCAGTTTCTGCTGGTTAATTCTAGCTTTAGCTTCTAGTAAGCGGTTAGTTAAGGAAGTTGCTTTAGGATCTGATGGGCCTTGAGCATAGTCAGGATCTAGAGTAGCTGTATCATCCCCATACAGACTCCGTTTAATATCGTCAAATTTTCGCATATTACCATTGTCTGTAAGTAGTTAACGTTTAGGTTGAATTGGAGGCTCTCCAGCTCGTGGCTCCATTCTTTGCATATGTTCGAATTCTTTAAACAATTGTGACATGTTTTGTTGTACTTTTCTCCATACTTTTGAACCAGTAGATCCTTTAGGATCTTCCCATCCAAAGTTAAGCGCCATCGCTTTATACATTACGTCAGGTTTTAACATGTATAAAAAACCTTTCTCCCTAGCAGCCCTAACATAATCTCTCATCCAATCCTGTCGTTTTTCATAAGAAACTCCCTCACCCGTACCTGGATTTTCCATCTCTACTTTATGTAATGGAGGATGTCTCTCAAGATATTGATTAACCAATTGATCGAAACTAGCTGTTTTATCCTTTGCAATTTCTTTTCTTGCTTCTGGTGTCCTGTATCTATTTTTAGGTAGCCATCTCTGTAGTTCATCTATTAAGACATTGGAATCTGCTTTAGCCATCTCACCATTAGGATCTATTGTCATAATACTAAAATCTGGATCTTTAAAATTCAAAAATCCCCTATTAGCATCATACCCACCTGTGTTACTTAACATATTAAATATAGCTAACTCAAGAGTATCCTCATGCCAAGGCTGTAAAGTACTTAGTCCTGCTTTTGGACCTGACTTATAAGTAAAAGCTTTTTTCATCTTATCTGACACTATTCTTACTTGTTTATATAATTCTCCTATACCATTAGATTCTAATTCTTTCCATTCTTTTGTCTGACCGTATTTCTTTTTAAGATTTGCTAATAAAGCTTCTGCTGCTTTATTTGCAACAGGTCTGTCATCTAAGAAAAATTTCCTTGCTTCTACCGCTTTTTCGTTCCATTGTTCTAAACTACTTTTAAAATCTCTAGCTTTTAATTCGGCAATTGTATTACCTGCCTTAATCACTGTAGATATCGTGCCGTTTTCTGCAATATCTTGTCTAATTTTTTGATCGATAACTTTTTTAGGAAGTTCAGTAAATTTAGATCGGTATATTTCATACATTTTGTCTAAAAAAATTCTTTGATCTTTTAAGTTGCCATCACCACCAAGCCCAAGTTGTTGCCATATTTTAAGAGGATCAAGTTTTCCTTCAATGGCTGTCCCATCAGGTTGCGGATATGCGTATGTCATATCATCTAACGCACGAATAATAGGCTGAGTTAAAAAATCAGCCTCTGTTGGATCCCATTGAGGATTTGCTGCAAACGTTTTACTAGCTTTATTTATTGCATTAATTTTACTATTTATATCTGATGCATCTGATATGTCTCTAGCCATCTGTTTAAATGTTCTATCTTTAAGAGTCAGAGTTTTATCATATGCAACTCCTCTAACAAAGGCTTGTCCATATTCACTTTCTTTAAAAATCTTATTAGCTTTGGCTTCAATTTCCTCTTCAGTAGCCCCTAGATTTTCGCTTCTTATTTTGTCTGTTATGTTTTTTCTTACTTTTGCTACAACATCAGGAGTGTATGTTGACTCGTTACCAATGATACCTCCTGCCTCTGCTATAGTATCTGGATCTAAGGCATATGGCGTATCTCTTAACAACTTATCCGCATAATATTTAAGGCGTTTATTAGGATCTGCTACATTACCTAGTCGATTTTGTTTATAAAAATTATTTACTAAATCTCGGACTCCTCTAGGATTTTCTGCAGGATCAATGTTTTCTAATTGGGTTATTTCGTTTGTTAGAATATTTTCATCATGTATTTTCTTTTTACCAGCATCTAAAGCGCTAAGAGACTTTTCTATACCTGGCATTTCTCCACGTAAAAAACTAGAGCTAAACTCATCCGGGTGCTTTTCTATATATGCCTGACGAGCCGCAGGACCAGACTGTCCTTCCTCAGGAATAAGATTACCAAGCACATTCATAGCTTGACTCTTTATAATATCCCCTGAAGTATCTGTAACATCCTCTACACCTGTTAGCATTTTTTCTAGGCCTGCGATGATCTTAGTATTAGCTCTACTAGTATCCCCAGTTCCAGAAATATGGGGATTTACATTTCTCCATGTTGGAACATTATCTGCCATATCTATTCTCCTTTAAACTGGAATAATCGTTTCCTGTGCGTATCTCTCACGCTTTGGATCTTGAGCATCTTTAAATGCTTGCCTATCGTACGCAATTTGATTATAAGCCGTAACTTGATTGCCATAGTTTTTCCAAAAGGCATCTTTTTGAAAAGCTAAATTACTTGCAGCTAGTTTATTTTCATCTTCAGCTAATCCAACCATTTTATACCCTAAGGGGATTTTAGCTACATCAGTTGCTAACTTTAACCCATCTTTAAGTCCTATATCTTTAGCTGAGTCCCATAAACTACCGCCCATATCTCCTAAAGTACTACCAATAGTATCCCACCAGCTTTTACTATTACCAGATCCTTTTTGTGTATATATCCCACTACCCAAATTCAGTAAATTAGAATTATTACTCCAGTCCTCTCGCATTTTATCTGCAACAGATGCCTGTTTTCTCTGAGTATTTTTTAGTAGGCCTAATTGCTGTTGGGGACTTTTTTGAGAAAGGGAGTATCCAGCCATTTTACCTAAATCCACCCCCATATCTTGGAAGCGGTTTTTTATTTTACTATCGCTCCAACCTCTATTACGTGCTTCCATCATTAGTGCAGCAGTTTGTTGGTCATAATCAGGCATAAATGGAGGTTGCCATTTACGAGTAGTCATATTTCTATCTCCTTAGTCTTTGCTTAACTTATAGTAAATATTACTATTGTTTGATTAAAATGTCTATGCATACATTCCGCCTCCTTGTACATTTTGCTGTATAGTTTCGCTAAATGCATAAGCTGTATACGGAACTTCATACTGTGCATTAAATAATGCATAGGTTACTTCTCCACCTAACGCCGCACCCCTATTAATATGTCTTACGGATTGAACTAATTGGCTTGTGGCTACTGCATTATCAACAGTTACTGCAGCTTTTAAGACGTTTAACTCGTCATAAAGTCTTCCTGCTTCAGTAGTAAATGCTTCTGATTCAGCTGCTATTTGTTTACCAATTTCTTGTTCTTTTTGTAATGCTATATCAGTTAACCCGCTCATAACTTTTACAGCTATTTCCGCTAATCTAAGTGGGTTGTTTAAAAAGCTGAAATCAAAGGAACTTGGAGAAAAACTAAACGAAGCACTTTGAAATTCAATCAGGCTTCCAGGAGTATCAACTCCTATAGCTGTCCCTCCAGTATGTCCATACGTAGGTCCTCCGTAGCTAACTCCCGGATCCCATGCGCTAATAGCAACCATTGAGACTAAATTAAGGATCATTGCCAGCTCTGAGTTATCCCCAGCTATCTCTGTAATAGCTAATTGGATAATATACTGAGCTGCCATCTTAATAAGCATATTAGGTAATGCAGCTACAAATGCGCCCCAAGCTACTGATAAAGCAGCAGTAAGAGAGCCGGCTGCGGCAATATTACCTAACGTAGTCATCATAGTAGCAAAACCGGCTTTAAGCATTGGCCACGCTACGTACGCTATAACTACAATAACAATAATCATTACTAGAGCCGTAAGAAAACTCATACCAGCATGTTCAATAACTTCATAGTGCGCTATGTAAATAGATGCATGGGCACCTGCTAAGAATAGTCTACTAACTTGTTGATTAGAAAGGTTTGCAATGAAATTATGAATAAACGGAGCCATAAGGTCTTCCTTAGCTCCGAGATTAAACTTAACTACTTTAAATTTACCAGTGTCTCCATCTACTACTTTTAACGCTCCTATAGGCGCGTGTACGGTATAGGCATCTAACCCAGAAGGTTTAACACAATAGTAAGTTATAGATTGTCCGATAGTAGTTTCAGGAGCAGCTTGCTGAACATACCTTAAAACTCCTGACCCATTATTCTCATAAACAGCGTCTGGAGTTAGATATATAATTGAGCTAGTAGTGCCATCAGACTCCTGCAGTACAGGTGAGGGATTATTGTAGCTAAGCCTTGTAGTTACCTGAAGCCAATTAGTTGCTTCCCCGGAGGTGGCACCGGGATTAGGCACACCATTTCCGTCTAAAAAATCTTGTACTTCATCTAAATCATCTGCTTTATACCCTACGTTATACGTTCCTTTACCGGAGGATACGTAGTAGTTGTTATATAAAATATTATTTGAATCAAACCTAGACATATCTGAGTAATAAATACCGTTCTCAGTACTTCCACTATTAGCATTAATAGTAGCTAATGATGTAAAAGCATAGGTTATATAAGACCATTGAAATGCATATTCGTAATCATCACACGTAATAAGCATATTATTCTGAGGTTTATCATCACCTGCTGGAGTATTGTTATAAGTTCCCTGCGTAACTCCTTGAGATGGAAATAGATTTTCAAACATATTAAATAGATACCCCATTCCTGATTGCGAGGTATCCCACATTCTTACTCCAAAATTTACATAAATATGATCTAAATCTCCAGGTGCTACCCCAGAATCTGTTAATATTGCATCTAGTACTTCTTCAGCTTCTAGATGGATTATGTCCATTATTCCTTCTATCTGTGCACGTTTAGTAGCCCCAAAAGTAGTATAGTTCGCATTATTTATACGTAATGGAATAGCAGGCAGTGCTTTAATTGCAGAGCCATCTTCATCAATAGGCTCTTCTACTGTATCTAAATCTGTATACGTTCCCGAGCCCACTTGATATATAAACAAATAAAGTGTAGACGGAGCAGAATTTCGATAATAAGTAGATACGTAGTGTAATTGAGTAGGCTTAGTGGGGGCAGTATACGGAAGAGTTATAGTAATTCCGTTATCCTGATACGCGGGTATCGTGTAGTCATCTGTAGAAGAATTGTAGGTAATGGTATTTAAATTAATATGCCAACTTTGGTCTACAACTACAGAGTCACTAGTAGCTATTTCATCCGTAATATCAAGTATAAATTCATTACTTATTGTATAGGTAGAAGTAGGTGTACCTGGAGAAGTCTGAATAGCACTACCCGAATTAATAACTACTGAATCCGATGTAGCAATTTCATCAGAAATTGTAAGATTAAAATTAATACTTTGAGCTTCTGTACTAGCAGGAGTAATAGGCGAAGTGGTAACAGTAGCAGCACCTGCACCTAATACATTAGTACCTACGTTATATGTTTTATTTTCTTGTAACCAATACTTAACCCAATCTGCTTTAGATAACGCTTTTAAGTACGCATTCTCAACTGTACAAGGAACACCTGTTAAAGTTTGTAATGCCGCAGTTAACTCATCATAATCTATAATTAAAATATAAGATTCAACTGTAGGGAAATTTTCGAAATAGTTTCCCTGCTCAATATAATTTAAAAAATCTTTCACATTACCTTTAAGACTTCTAAAGGCACTGTGATAAATTAAATTACTAGTAATATCTTGTTCTTCTATGATGCTTTGGAGAAGGGAATTAAGGAGAGGATTCTTGTTATCTACATCATCAAATAATGGGACATTATGTACTTCAAAGTACTCAACAATTTGTGTACTTCCCCCGTCATAGCCAAGAAGCACCATAACTAACATTACTACCATTTCTACTATCTGTACTACAACTTCAACGATAGCAACAATAACATCTACTATCGCCGTAAAAATGCTAGCAACAAACCCCATTGCTATTACCCTGTAGGTTCTGCGTTAGATATCTGAGTATTTATATTACCTGTTCCAGTTTCATTTATAGCAGTAACGCCAGTAGCAGCTACTCCTGCAGTAGAAATATTGATACTCCAGGCGTCTAATATCGTTTTAAGGTATTTTTGATCTGCATTCCATTTGAAACCTTTAGCTTGCTCAGCAGATAAAGCTGCAGCTCTGCCCATAATACTAGTAGTACTTGGAGCTACTTTAGTTGATTTATCTGTTTGAGCAAACTCGGTAATTTCTTTTTGAAAAAGTAATGACTCTTCAGCATTACCTTTTTGCGCACCTATAGTAAAAGCCACTGCTTGTTGTACTGTTGCTTGCATAGCCGTTAAATAAACTGTTGCGTAATCACTGCCAGTAATTCGACCTAAATTAAACTGAGCAGCCATATGCGCATTTACAGTTTCCATCATGTCATCAAATATACCTGTACCTGTTACTACATTAGCGTCACTAGTAGCAACATTAGCAGTTAAATTAGCAATAGTTATAGCCATTAGTTATCTCCTGTATGAAAGGCTGGGTTAGCTGCTTGAGCTGCAGCTAATCTTTCTAGTTCTTCTTTAGTAAGAGGATCTAAAACACGTACATTAAACTTTTGAGTAATGTACGGCTCCAGCACTTTCTCGCCATTAGGACGAGTAACAGTTTTAAATTTCTGCATTTCAGCATGCTTTATTTGATTATAAATAATTTGTGGGACATGCCAACCTTCTTCGTTATTAAATGGAACATATTTTTTAATCATTTTTCCATTATTAAGACCAGAAGCCCCTACTGTAAATATTAATCCAGGATATCCACTCATAAGAGGATCATTAGGAGTAACTACAATTCTAACTAATTTTAAAGCTTCTTTTTCTCCTGTTTTTCCTAAAGCTTTTGCAGCTGCAGCTTTAGCAGCTTCACTAGCATCAGGTAGCCCTCCTTCATAGGGCCTATTTTCTACAGCTATTGGTATATCCTCCATCATTACTTGAGGGCTCTTTCGTGCATCTTTTAATAATTCTCCTAATTTAGCAGAGCCCGTTTTATGATGAAACTTAACTCCATACTCTTTTAATTCTTCTTTAATCTCTTCGTCAGTAAGTTCACTAATTGGTGTCACAACTTCCATTTTATTCTCCTTTGAGAAACTGTCATTTCTCTAGTTAAAAGAGAAAAGTCCCCCGAGGGCGTAGCCCTCGGGTGACAATCCTATTGTTTATACAGCTGCCAAGGCAGTCCAAATAATTCCTAGACGTTCTGGGCGAAGTGCCATAAATCCATAATACCATTTGATGGAGTAGAACCCTACTTCACCATATGGATCATCCAAAGAAGCTATTTCTTTACCAGGCTTCTTATGGTTAATGGTAAATTTAACACTTTTTCCGTCAGTCTGGAAACCTATAGTAGTGAAGGCACCATCACCAACAACCAACATTGGGTAGATGTCTGCACCATTATCACCAGTACCTGCAGTATCAGCAGAAGCTGCACCGCCATTCTCGGTGAATTGCATTTCTGGTACTACAACAATTCGGAACTGATCTACTGTTCCAATTTCGCCATTCATGATATTTCCAGCATCAGCATACTTTTCAACAGATACAAAAGCAGGCTGGCTGTGAAGATCAGTCATAGCTCGTAGAACTGGAATTAGCTCAGAACCAACATACATTATACGACCACCATTAATGGTTTTCGTATCAATCATTCGAGAACCAGCAATAATCTTTGTTTGCTTAGGAGTTTTGTTATCATCCAAAGCAATAGAAAGATTCATGAGATCTCGGTACACAACAACTTCATCAACTGCTAATTTACTGCCTGTAGTAACAGCAGGACTAGCAGAACAATAATAAGCTGTTCCGTTAGCAGTTGCGTTAGTAATAAGATCTGCCTGAAGCTCCGCTTCAGTCAGCTCATTAGCACCTACAAGAGCTTCCTCAGTAATATGCATTAGCAATTCTGCGTCAGAATCGAAATCCATTGATTCCTGAGTGTACTCTGTAAAGAAACCGCGCTTAAGTAATTCCCCTTCAATTTGCGTACGGGTGAATCCAACACGGTTAACTCGTCCACCGTTCTCACGGAGAGTAGGTATTTTAGATTTAATTGTACCGGTATCTTTAGAAGAGCCGTACAAGTTTTGATCATTTAATCCAATCTCACCACCACTACCAGCTGCTGTAACAGCAGCTGCTCTATTAGCAGCAGTGGAGGTTTGAAGAACACCAGAAGAATTCCATGCAGAATAAGTACCAGCAGTAAGTGCTGTACCTGCTGCATCCAATCCTTGATCACCAGTATTCAATACGTCAAGCAATGGAACATATACATCTTGCTTGATTTTTTTACCCATATGCTTAGGCATAGCACGTACATCTGCCAAAGGCATAAAATACATACGATCCCGAACAGCAATAAGGGCTTTCTTAAAATAATAATCAGTTCTTGCTTGTGCGCCTATATCTGACGCAGTTCCGCTAGCAGTACTAGACGGAGCATTATACATATTTTCATTAGCCATGATAATTGTCCTGTATTAAATAGTGTTAACTACCGGACAGCATACTTCTTCATAAATTCTTCATCAGAAAGACCTAAAAAGTCTTCGTTCTTTGGAACTTTTTTAGTAGCAGTTTGCTTGACCGGAGCTACTGCCTTTCGTTTTTTATTTCGATCAGCATTAGCTTGTTCTTGTTTTTCTTCCATCTTACTTGATACTTGAGATGTATCCTCAGGACTATTTTCTGTTCGAAGACCGCCATTTTTATATAAATAATCAGCGATTTGTTTATACGCTTCTACATCAGGTAAACCTTCTGTTTTTCCTAAAGTTTTATCCCGTTGTAGTATTGCATTAACTTTATCAAAAACTCCATTACTCATGTGAGTATTAACAGCTCTAATAATTTCAGGTTGCTCAGAAATTAGTTGTTTACTTTGAGCATCCCAATCTTTGGTTAGAACGTTAATAGTTCTATTAAAAGTATCAGTATCTTTGATATCTTCGAGAACCTGATCTAATTCGATTTCTTTATCAGTTACCGAATAATCCGTAGGTTCATAGTCTGTCGGAGCATCCTTGTCAATATCTAAAGGATCTAAAGTGCTTTCTTTAACAAGCTTAGTTATAGCTTTAGGGTCTTTCTTATAGATATCTATTAGATTATTTAACTGATCTGGTTTTAACAGATCATTATTCTCTAACATTTTAATTATCTTTAGATGTGGCTTTAACTGCGACATCTTTTTTTGATAATTAGCGCCCATTTGCATAAGGCGCACAATATCTTCTGGGTCAGAAACCTTTATATCTACACCATTGGCTTTGAAAGGTTCAGATACCTTTTTATATGCACTTTCGTAATCAAACTCGGTAGTTTCCGGAGTATCCTCCTTTGTGTCAGTTGAGTCATCAGTACTAGTATCAAGAGATTCTGTAGCATCACTATCAGTAGATTTTTCATGCTCCGTCTGGGTATCCCCTTCT